TTATATTTATATATACACCGAGTGTTACTAGTTTAGCACTCAAAACTTAAACTTAAAACATTAATAATTAACACTAAAAGGTAAAAATCATGGCTTTAGACATTAACGCAATCAGAAGTAGACTGAACAAACTACAAAACACACAAAGGAAATCAGACTCATTATGGAAACCAACACCTGGTAAGCACCAAGTGAGAATCGTTCCTTACCAATTCGACAAGGATAATCCATTTATCGAATTGTATTTTCACTATAACATTAACAACAAAACTTATTTATCACCACAATCATTTAGTAGACCAGACCCTATTGTAGAGTTTGCGGATAAACTAAAAAGAATGGGAGATAAAGAAGATTGGAAAGCAGCTAAGGCAATGGAGCCTAAGTTGAGAACTTTCGTACCTGTTGTTGTAAGAGGTGAAGAAGGTGAAGGAGTTCGTTTTTGGGGATTTGGTAAAACAGTATATCAAGAAATTCTTGGTTACATTGCTGACCCTGATTATGGTGATATCACCGACCCAATAAGTGGTAGAGATTTAACAATCGAGTATAAATCAGCAGAAGAAGCTGGTACTACTTATCCAACTACTACTATTAGAGTAAAACCAAAAGCTACACCAGTAAGCGAAGATGCTGAAAAGGTAACTAAATGGATTGAATCACAAACTGAAATTACAGATTTATATTCTGAATTATCTTATGATGAATTAAAATCAGTATTAGAGGGATGGTTAAACCCAAGTGGTGAAGGAAAAGAAGAAACTGTATCTCAGTCTACTTTATCTCAAACTACACCTACAACTCAACCAACAAAAGTTGCACCAACTACAACAGAATCTGCAAAGAAAACTGATGATGTAGCGGCAGCATTTGATGATTTATTTAACAACTAAAAACCAATTTAATGGCGAAAAAGAAAGCAGAGCTTGACTTGGCAGATATTCTGGCGGGTGAACTTAACAAACAATCCAAAGACCAAAAGGTTGCATTTTTCTTAAATGATGATGCAGCTCCTACAAATGTAGATGGGTGGATATCGACAGGATGTGCAATGTTGGATGTTGCAGTTTCTAATCGTCCTTATGGTGGTTTACCTGTTGGTAGAATAACTGAAATCACAGGATTAGAACAATCAGGAAAATCATTAGTATCAGCTCACCTCCTTGCGGAAACACAGAAACAAGGTGGTGTTGCTGTTCTTATTGATACAGAAACCGCAGTAAGTAGAGATTTTTTAGAAGCAATCGGTGTTGACGTTTCTAAACTTCTTTATGTAACGGCAGATTCGGTTGAACAAATCTTCGATTTCACAGAAACTATCATTGAGAAAGTTAGAGAAACTTCCAAAGATAAAATAGTAACAATAGTAGTAGATTCAGTTGCGGCTGCTTCTACAACTAATGAATTAGCGGCAGATTACAAGAAAGATGGATATGCTACTGATAAAGCTATTATTATCTCAAAGGCGATGAGAAAGATTACCAATATGATTGGTAGACAGAAAATCTCATTGGTATTCACTAACCAACTTAGACAAAAGATGAATGCTATGTTCGGTGACCCTTGGACTACAAGTGGTGGTAAAGCTCTTGCTTTTCACGCATCTGTAAGATTAAGGTTAAAGAATATGGGACAAATCAAGATGAAGGTAAATGGTAAGGATAAGACAGTTGGAATGAAAGTACGTTGTCAAGTTGTAAAAAACAGAATGGGCCCACCTCTAAGGGCAGCTGATTTTGAAATTTTCTTCGATAGAGGTATTGATAACTATGGTTCATGGTTATCAGTTATGAAAGAAAATAAATTAGTAAAACAGGCTGGTGCATGGTATGCATATGTTGATACTGAAACAGGTGAAGAATTCAAATTTCAATCAAAAGATTTTATTCCTTTGATGGGTGAGAATGAAGAACTTAGAGAACAAATTTATAAAAAGATATGTGAAGAAACTATCTTACAATATAAAGGAGATACTCTCGATATTGATAATATGGAAATAGATACCAAAGGTGCTGGTGTAAACGAGTAAAATTATGGATAAAATATTATATGATATGTTAAAAACTGGTGCAGAAGCTGATAAAGCAAAAGCACTTCTTTCCTTAGACCTTCTTGGTAACAAATCAGTTGGTATCGGAGACCATTCTACTGGAGATTTCTACAAAAACGCTGAAGAAGCTCTTCAGATGTTAGTAGATGCAGATGATAGGTTAGATGCACTTGAGGAGTACTTTGAACTAGAAGTTAAGAAAAAAGTTTTATAAATGAAGAAACTCTACAAAAACATTTTAGATTCGGTTGAAACCGATAGAGAACAAAATATCAATAAACACAAGAATTCTCGTGTTTTAATTATTGATGGGTTAAATACATTTATCAGATGTTGGTCATCCATTCCTACAATGAATGATGATGGTGACCATGTTGGTGGTGTAACCGGTGTTCT